TACGTTGGCGGGGATGAATTATCACCATCAAGCTGGAAACTTATCGACTTGGTAATTGATGGTAGAAGGCCTTAGACTCCTTTCACAACATCACCAGTAACCAATAAATCCGGTACCACTTCCACATACCTTTTGATATCTGCAATTGATGGCTCACTGTACATGCCTGAATAAGTGAGCAAATCATAAATAGTTACTCCACTATCCACCGTTAAGTCTGAGAGCCTGGTTAATTTACCAGTGTTGGCGCTTTGTATATTATCCAGCACATGCCTTACCAGGTTAAGTAATGTTATTTGTTTTAAGCCCTCATCCATGTTGGTTGATATGCTGCTGGTTTCCCATGTGGCATCCTGTACTATATGAAAGCCACAGTTCATTGTACCGGTGTATTGTTTGCCGCTTTTGCTCCAGTCTATTTTAAGCTCATAAAACAGCGCTGGCAGCTCAAAGTATTCAAACTGCTCAGGGTTTAATGGCTGGCCACGAAACTTATCAATGTGTTTTACGATCGGAATTGCTGCAGCTTCAAAAAGATCGATTGTTTCCGGTGTTTCAAAGGCTGCTTTGATGGCCTTAATAAATAGTGCGTCCATTGTGATTATCCTTTAATTGCACGTATCATTCGTGCGGTTAATGCCCTTTGTATTTGTACATCCATTACAGGTGATGCGCCCAGGAACTTACGCATGGGTATTTTCATTTTGCGCTGGTGAGATTTTACAACAATGTCCGGTGTGCCATTGGCTATTGTTTTTCTCGACCTGGTACGCTCAGCGCCGCCCCTGGTTGTGTACTTCTCTTTTATTTTGGTATACACATGGCGCTTGTGTTCTTTTACCGTTACATTGCCCTGGTAACCTTCGTTATGCGCCCGTGCGTATGCGCCCGTGAGCTTGCTGGTACCAATGATTGCTTTGTTTGAATCAACCAGTATTTTGTGAACATCCCGTTTTAGCCTGGCAGACTTAACCAGTATGGCACGGCCAGCATCCCGTTTGCGTTGCTGCTTTCTTTTTTTCCAGGGCATTGTTGTTGCGCCTACCCAATTTTGCGCCCTAAAGCGTTCTTTAGTAAAGTTCACGGCAACGGTTGCTGCAACATTGGGCAATGTTCTATAACATGCATCAATGCGGTTCATCATTGCAGTAAACTCCTGCAGCTCCGGTATACTACTCATAACTTGTCTCCAGGTTGTGAACGAATCGGGCAAACAGCTCATTACATAAATCGGCTACATCCTTTTTGGTAAGCGCCTCGCCATTGGCATTACCCTTCATAGCTATATCGCCACTGATACCAATGTTTTGAGCATGTATAGTAATATTGCGAACCTGCTCAGCCTTACCGCTGATGGACGTTCCGCCTTTATCTTTCTTATCCTTTGGTGGCTTGGTTACTTTAGGCGGTGTTAACCCTGCATAAAGATTGTGATCCTGGAATCCATAGGCGTTACTGCCATTGCTAAAATCCTTTGGGCCCATTGGTACCATGCCTGCAGTGCCGAATGGGTTCGGGCCTACTGGTATTTGTGTTACACCTGCTGTAACCGGTACCGGTGTTGTTTCACTACTAAAGCCCAGCAGCTCTTTCATTTTAGTATATGCCCCATCAATGAAATCAAAAATTGGCTTAATAGTATTTTCGTAAACTGCACTGATGGCATCGCCAACTTTTCCAAATGCCCAGGATATTGCATCCATCACTTTGCCGAGTGCCCAAAATATGTCTTTAAGTATCGTGCTATGATTAACTGCATCCAGGATAACCTTTACAATGTTTACAAATGGTTTGATAAGGCTCCATGCGATTGATCCTACAAAAGAAATGGCTTCCCATACACCACTAAGCAGGTTCTTCATTGTTTCTAAACCTGTTTGAATGTAGGGCAGTATCTCATTACCCAGCGCTCCGAATGTATCGCTGATCGGCTGCCCTACTTCAATCATGGCAGCGGTGATCTCGTTCTGTACCTTCGCCCATCCATCTCCTGCTGTAGCACTGTTTTTATAAGCCTCGCCCAGTTGCCCCTGGCTGTTGGTAACAAAGTCTATGTTCTCACGTAGCTTGTCAACATTCTGCGTCATACTGGCAATGGCGGTACTGGTTTCCATATCAAAGCCGATCTGATCAAAGAATTTGACTTTGCTCTCACTTGTTAAACCGTCTGTCTTTTGTTTAAGCTGATCAATTATTTCAATCAGCGGTTTCATTTCGCCGGTGGCCGTAAATACATCGATGCCCAAACCTTTCAAACCAAGCTTGCCCTTGCCGCCATTGATAATGCTGTCGTCGCTAAGTGATTTAAATAGGTTGCTCAGGCCGGTACTACTCTGCTCACTACTCATACCCTGCGCCGTTAGGAAGGCGAATGAGCCTGCAACCTGTTCCAGGCTAAAGCCTGCAGCTTTCGCCATCGGGATAATCTTTGGCAGGTATTGAGCAATATCTTTAAACTCTGCATTGCCCCGGTTTAAAGTGGCAAACAACACATCATAAACCCTGTTGGCATCCATTACGCCGCTACTGTTCATTACACTAACAGCGGCCATCGCTGTTGTTTCCACATCTGTAAAACCAGCCTTTGCAGCCTGCAGTGTTGGCTCCAGGGTTTGCAAAGCAGTGTTGGTATCCAAACCTGCAGAGATGATCCTGTTGAAAGCGCTGGGCACTTCCTGCAGGGGAATGGTATTGCGTTTTGCAATGTCCATTATCTCTGTACCCAGACCGTGCAGATCTTCTTTACCCAGCTGAGCGGTTACATTCACTTTTGCCAATGATGTATCCCATTGCTCTGCCTGGGCTTTGGCGCTTGCAAATACACCAGTTAATGCAACTACACCGGCAATGATGCCAGTAATAGGATTACTGATCAGGCTCAGCGCATTGCCCAGCCCTGGTATCTGATCTTTCATGGCGCTGAAAGTTTCAACATAGCTGCTCTTTAAACCTTTCAGCTTTTCTTTCATGCCCTCAACATTGTCGCTTACAAATTTCCTGGCCGTATCGAGCGTACCCTTCAATTTGTTTTTAAGCTCCAGCAGTAGTGTGACTTTTGCTTGTCCGTCCATTGTATAAAAATTTATTACCTTTATGTTTCACGTGAAGGAAATCACTTCACTTAATTGTGATTTGCTTTTAACATTTAACCGTTGATCATCCTTAAAGCTGTGTTACTGCTGTGCATACATGGTATAGAGCCCGAAACAAGGCCAGGTGATTAACGGTTATTTTTTTTGATAGGTTAACATGCCCTTCCTCAATGCTTCTCCCTTCAACTCGTACCAGGTCTGTATCTCTAAGTTTTGTTTGCCCAGGCTGGTTGTAACTGCAAAAGATGTATCGCCGTAATGTTTCACATACACGGCCTGGAACTGTTTGCTCTGGTATTGGTTAAACCAAACTTCATCAGGCTGCTGCAGCGCTTCCTCAATGTTTGGTACCAGCTGGTGCCTGCGTTCTTTATCACTGGTATAGTTGCCTTTGGTATGTTGCTTAAATACATCTTTCTTTAAAACAATCTTACGCTGCAGGTGATCGGTATAGCCCATATAGTTCTGTCCCTTCACCGGTTTAAATAACTCTGCAGCATTTTCCTTTGTGATTGTTTTATCAACGCTGATGTTCTTTTTACCCTTGCCGGATTGTGCAAGGTCTTTCAACCCATAGTCGCTATACTTGATTGCATCAATACTATTGGCAATGCCATTATCTTTTACGTATTGCTGGTTAGCTGTAAATACTTCGCCGGTTTCGGCTCTGTTGATACCAAATATTTTCTTTTGCTTATCCGTCCAGCCAATTAGGTTTACAGCTTCATCGCCGGTGGTTGTTTTTCCTTTGGCATCGTCGAGGTACTGAGTTTCATCACAGCGGCAACCAAAATCATTTGGTGGCCATAGCACCCTGGCTGCTTTATCATCAAAGCTGAATATCCGGCCATCAAGTAAAGCGTGCTTAACTCTTACATGATCATCACCTACGGTTTGGTATTGCCAAAAGTTGGTAACGGTATCTTTCTCATAAAGGAATTGATTGAACCGGCTTGCGCCCTGGCCAGTGGCAACTGCAAAATCCCACTCAGTTCTAAGGTGGTTAACGTCCAGGTCTTTTATCAATGGCCTGGCTGCATCTCTAAACTCGTTAAAGCTGTTTATTTCCAGCTTGTCCTTGTTTACAAGTAACTCATTCAATGCAAGTACACCTGCCTTTTCCCTGGTAGCACTCAAGTGAAATATGTTGTACTCCATTGCTGCCAGCGCCCGGTGATCAGTGGCGTTGTAATCAATCTGCAGGCGGCGCTCTCCCCATCCATCCCAAAGGCCATCCCTTAGCTTTTTACTGGTGAGTACTGCTCTTAATATCTGCAGCTTGTTAGTACTCTTACCAGTCCACACGTTTTTTAAAAGTTCCACTGCCAGGTCTGCCATACCTGGTATATCTGTCCAGGATGCAAACGGGGAGTGGTTATGTGAGCAGCTGCTGCTGTAGGTTGGCCATACAATACCGGTGGCTCCCAATGCTATGGCCAGTACATTGGAAGCCTTCTTAAAATTTGCAGTAGGAGCGTTATCGGGTGTAGCTGTTGTTGGTGCGGTAAACTTGGTGAATGGAATGCCGAACTTCTTTGTTGCCCAGGCAACATCTACATCAGCTCCCTTCTCCAGGAATCCTTTTACAATAACCCATAAATCTTTAAGGGCAAGCCTTTCGCTTCTATCAAATGAAAATTCCCAGCTTTCTGAGTAGCCTTTTAATTTTGGTAGGATCTGTTTGTTAACTACGAACTCTATAAACGTCATATCCTCCTCAACGATCATGGCAAAACTTTTTTCGTGCGTTTTGCTTTGGTTGTAGCTGCTACCACTATCACTGATCATGGTACCGCCAACAATTCGTTTACTTATTTCTTCATTGGCCAGCTTTACCTGTTCAAGGTATACGTTGTATGGATCGCCTTTGGCAGCGCTGTCATGTATCTCCATTTTACTACCATTCGGAAATACTGCAGTAGCAGCTTCACCCAACTTTTTAAGCATTGAATGAATACGGGCTATTTCAGTTTTGTCCCTGGATGGTGTGGTTGCAGTTACCAGGGGAATACCAAACTTTTCACTAAACTCTGCCCAGCTCTCTCTTGCATTCTTTTTCCAGATCAAATCCTTTATGATATCATCCATGATACCAAAGTCACTTTGATGTATGGCGTAAACCATTGAGCCCTGCCATCCTTCATCATCTAAAGAATAACACACATCGCCACTGGTTTCTTTTAGCAGCAGCCTGCGCTGAGGTACAAGGTTTCGCCTCGGTAGTTTTACATAGCTCATGTCACCCGACTTGTAATAGGGGAACTGCAATCCGGTGTTTTTAAATAGTGCGGTTTCAACCAGGTCACCAAGCGCATTAAAAAACCAATCTTGTTTGATCTGCGCAGTTGCGTCTTCGTTTTTCTCTTTTGTCTTGCGGTCGCTGATCATGTAAGGGTTGCACCTGGTTGCGCTGATCCTTAAACCAATTTGGCTACCTAAATGGCCATCCGGTTTAATGTAATCATAATAATCCTGCAGCATTGCCCAACGTGGTGCATCAGGTGCGTCGGCCATCTCTCTTGCAGACTTCCAGCTCTGCAGATCACGGCGGCTCCTGTCCTTAAACTCCTGGGCAATTTCCATAATGATGGCAGTATCTGCTTTACTGATGGCATCATAGCTGCCGGTTGCAGGTGAGAATAACGCTTTTGCCCCGGCTTTGGCAGCTGCCCTAATATTGTTCCACTTCATTTGAAATATTTGTTTTTAGAATTTGCGATTTAAAGCCCGATTTTCAGGCGAGAGGTCTGTTTGTACAGCTCCACCCCCCAAAAACGGGATTTAAGGAGATTAAAGGCTGTTTTGGGGGCTTCCTACGTCTTCCAGTCATTCGGTTCACGGCTGGAAATTTGAAAGTCGCCGGAAACGTCTGCTTCCTCCCCAACAATTGGCGGTAAATCAGTTACCGGAATTTCTGCCTTACCGGCCTGCGTTAACCAGGCGATGGCGTCATCGTATTCTATCTTTCGGTGTTCCGGAATATCCTTCATGCCGGTTTGCTGGCATAGCTTGTACAGGGTAATGCTTACAACTATGTCTAGGATAAACATATTTCTGTCATCGCCGGTGGCGCTAAACAGCGCATCGCAATCGAAGCGGCCACCGATATACATGCGGATCAGGCTGATGGCAGTGTCCTCTGCTTTTTTAAGTTTTGGCGGCTTAGGATCAGTTTCAGTAAATGGAGCGCCGGTAAGAACTTTCTTTATTTCATCTCTTACCTTCCAGTAATCATCATAGTTAATGAATGCCATTATGTGCGGTGTTTTGATTGTGAATGTGTATCAGCACGGCTGCTGGTGGCCGGATCATCTCCCATGCCCCTGCTTAGTTCTTCCAGCTCCCTGAATGCGCCATGTACTGCATCAGGGTAATCATCATGCGCCTTGCTTCCTTTTTCAAAAGAGGTAAACTGTTCAATCGCCTCTACCTGGTCGGTATCTTCTTTCTCATCCTCATTAAACCAAACATTGCGGCGCTCAAAAAAGCCCAGGATACTTTCAACCCTGTCGTGCTTACCTTCTTTCGGGCGCTTGTCTGCAACGATCGGGATATAATAATCCCTTGTATCGCCTTCCTCATCAAAGTCATTGATAAACTCATCCTGTGCAAACAAGCCTTCTATTTTGTAGGTGATATTGTACTCACCGAGGCGCTTATCTTCATACAGATCATACAGCCAGATGGCAGCATTACGGCGGCTTACCTGTCGTAAAAATGAATGGATGATGTGTTTCTCTCTGCCAATTTTCCCTACCAGTACCATCGCCTTGTAATCGCCCTGCTCTTTGTAGGAAAGATCACCATACAGCACCAGGCTATCGTACAGGTGTAATGGCAACATCTTTTTATGTTGCATCATTTCGGGCTTAAACATCTTGCCCTCGGTAATGTGTATGTGCATTCGCTCACGGAGGAACGACCGGCGGTTATCGAAGTATAACTGCTCCCAATATTTGGCACTGGTTTTCTCTGGCCAGGTAGGTTCAAATTTAACCAGGTCTTTTACGGCGCAAACTTTAAGGATTTTGTAGTTGCTATTTTTTCCTTTGAGTTTGGCCTTCTTGATATTCTGCTCATATTTAACGTGCAGGCGGTTGGTAATACTCTTTTTGTGGAAGTTGTTATTTGCATAAACAAAGCGCTCAGTGCAATCATCGGAGTTATCGAAGCAGCCCATTATCTCTTCCTCGATGTATTCAACCATATCAGTCATTAACCTTTCGTTGCCGAGGTGTTTTTTGGTATCCACATCATCTACGTCGATATAATCAGGCCGCTCTGAACCCTCTCTTAAACCACGTGGATCACTGCCAAAGCCCAACGCAAAAAAGCGGACGCCATCCGCTGTAACAAAATCGCCATTACTCCAGTCGCCGGTTACAGCTCTGTTGCCGTAATCATTCTGCAGGCGCTTATTCCTGGTAAGTTCGTTTTGAATGTCGCTGATCAGCTTCTTTGCTTTTACATCGGTGCGACCGATCAACAGCATAAAGCGCAGGTCGTTCTTAACATACATCAGGTATAATGGAATGCCTAAACCTAAATGCGTACTCTTAGCCGATCCCCTGTACATCTCTGCCAGCATGCGTATCTTCTTGTTTTTGATAACTGCATTGCCCAGGGTATCGTGAAACGTTGCGCTTTTGCATTTTGCATAGTGCGGAAAATAGTATTCAAACCACCTGGTGTATTTATCCTCCAGGTGTTTAATTCTTTTGTTCTTTTCAGCCTGGCTTTCACCCAGCTTTACCATTGTGGCTTTCTCAATGCGCTGGCCGTGCCTGTCATAGTCAGCCAGCAGCTTTAGCCACTTTTTGTCCTGCAGGTTATCCATCGGCATTGATTTTATGTATTAAGAACTTTTTGTGATACGGTAAGCACTCAACTGCCAGCTTCGGGTTTTCTTCTACAAACCAGGTATCCAGCATTTTCAATACTGCATGTACTACCTCTATGCTGATATTGCCATCCAGCTCACGAATTACTTTACTTATTTTACTGAGTGCATCAGCATCAACCTGGGAGTCTTCACCCTTGCTTACTTTCTCCAGTTCAGTAAGCAGCAGTGCTTTCAATTTTCGTGGGCTTGCAAGTATGGCCGCTCTTTCCTGTTCCCACTTATCATCCTGCTTCCATTTACTGATTGTTACCTCACTAACACCAACGTAATCGGCGATAGCCTTTTGCGTATAACCCTCGGTAATATAAAGATGTGCAGCCCATTCCCGTAGTTTGTTTTTCGTTTCTTTTTTGGTGGCCATAATAATTATTTGCGCCGTAAAAATGAGCTTAACAACAGGATACTTCTATTAAGTGTGAATCGCATTCTTACAACTGCGAAAGCCTTTCCTACATTCTTGTTTAGCGTATAGGTGCTGTTTAATGTTGTGGTTCAAATCATGACATACAAAGAAATTTCAGCAAACAGATGTGAAGTAAAATTTTACGGAGAAATCGGTAACTGGATGAACAATGGTGAGCAGTGGAGCAATGCCTTTGATGCGCTTGCAACCAGGTACCAGTTTATAGATGTAAGAGTTCATTGTCCTGGAGGATCAGTATTTGAAGGTGTCGTTATTTACAATGCGATTAAAAAGTGTACAGCAGAGGTTACCATCTACATTGATGGTATTGCTGCAAGTATGATGAGCATTGTAATGCTGGCAGCTAAAAACGTATTGATTGCAAGAAATGCCTTTGTAATGATTCATGCCCCATCAGGTTCAGCCGGTGGAACTTCTGCAGATCACTTTTCTATTGCGAAACTTTTAAAGAGTGTTGAAGCCAACTTTAAAAGAGACTATAAAGAAAAGACTGGCCTATCTGATGCTGATGTTGATAAGCTGATGGATGGTACAGATCATTGGTTTAGCGCTGATGAATGTAAGGCCATTAACCTGGTTAATGGTATTTATGATGAGGTTGAAAACACCAGCGCTGTATTTACTCCCGATAAGCCTGGACAGGTACAAACAATGTACGACCGCTTTGCCGCCCTGGCCGCTTCTGCAGCAAACCCTGCAGCTCCCGTTGCACTAAACAATCAAAACATAGAAATGAAAGAGTTAATAATCACAGTGTTTGCCCTTGCAGGGTTAACAAAAGACAGTAGCGATTCTGCAATCCTTGCAGCGCTTAAAGAAAAGTTTGATGCGGCTACTGGCCTCGCAGCTTCTCTTAAACAAAAGCTGGATGCAGCAGTGAACAGCCAGGGTGATACCCTTATTGCTGCTGCTGAAACAGCACAGGGTAAGCCATTTGATGAAACCCAAAAAGCGAACCTTAAAAAGCTGAGTGCTGAAAGTCTGGATGCTTTGAAAATGGCGCTTTCGTTTATCACTCCAACTGCAGCCGCTGCTGCTCCGGGTGCTGCTGCTCCTGCTGCTCCTACGGCATTGAGCCTGATTGCTGGTGAATCTAAAACTACACCAGGTGCAAGTAAAATACCTGCTGATCGTGCCGGTTGGAATTGGGATCAGTGGTGCGAAAAGGATGAAGCTGGTTTGAAAGCCCTCGGCTATGATGATCAGAACATCATCTACAAGGCGTCGTACAAAGTGGATATGCCTAAATAAAACTAACTGCTATAAGAAAGCGAACGAAACGATCACTTACAAATTTTTAAAACAAATCAATAGAATGAAAACGATCAAATTTTTGAGCAGTTTGTTCCAGGCGTTAATCCTGGTGTTACTGGTATCTGTAGCCGCCGCTACTTTTGGAGCCGATCCGGTACCGGTATTTTATGTTGGCCTGGCATTAACTGCAGTGCTTACTGTTGTTGCAGCCTTTAACCAAAACCCTGTTAATGCATTATCAGCCACCATCTTTAAAGAAGTGTGGACAGGTGAGATCATCAAACGTGTAAAT